AATAAGTGCGTATTATGATGAGCCGATTTATAGAACATTATTTTTTAATTACTACTTGAATTTTTTAAATAATCTATATTCTAAAAAGTCAAGATTAGTCAAAGTAAAAATGCGTTTGCCTTACAATGAGTTATTAGATTTAAAATTAAACGATAGGATTGTAATACGTGATAAAAGATATATAATTAATCAGTACACAACTGATTTAACAACTTTCGAAAGTGATTTTGAATTGATACAAGATTTTAGAACAATTAATTTTGATAATAGCGGTTTAAGACAAGTTTCAAGCGAGGCACAAACAGTAACTTTTTTTACAACATCAAAAGAGCCTTTAACGTGGACTATACAATCAGATCCAGAGGGATTAATTGAAGAAGTTAAAAACGAGCCTACTTTTGTTCAAGTTGATTTATACGAAAACACAACAGGAGATAGCCAAATAATAACATTACAAAGTAATTTAAACGATGTATTAATAATTGAAATAGATGCTTAAACTAATAATTGAAATGCTTGAATTCCAAAAAATAGGAACAAGCGAAAGCGTAGACATAGCGAAAGGAAAATATAAAATTCCTGATAATTTTAAAGAATTTAAAAACCAAATCAAATGGCAATTACAAAAACGATAGAAATAGATGTTAACTCGCTTAAGGCAGTTGGAGGGCTTGAGAATTTAGATAAGGCACTTAAACAAGTTGATAAGTCGGCAAAAAGTGTAGATGCTACATTTGAAGAAGTTTATGGTGATTTGCAACCGCTAACGTCAAGAATGGGAGAGGCGGAAGATAGACTTTATGAACTTGCTTTAGCGGGACAAAGTGCTACTAAAGAATATCAAGACTTACTTCAAACAGTTGGTAATTATCGAAAGGTGCAAATGCAAACCGATATGGTTGTTGATGCTGCTGCAACTACATTTGATGCAAAGTTAGGCGGTGCTTTACAAGGTGTTACTTCAACTTTTGCTGGTGTTCAGGGTGCAATGGCTTTAACAGGTGGAGAGAGTCAAAAACTTGAAGAAGCATTGATAAAAGTTCAGGGTGCAATGGCATTAGCTGAAGGTGTACGAGGTATTCGTGAGGGTGCAGTAGCTTTCAAGGCATTAGGTATATCAGCAAGAATAGCTTTAAATGGAATTAAAACAGGTATCGCTGCTACGGGTGTCGGTGTTTTATTAATTGCTTTAGGTGCTATTGTAGCGTATTGGGATGACATTAAAGAATTAGTAGGCGGTGTAAGTTCCGAGCAAGAAAAACTAAACGCTCAAGCACAAGCTAATTTAGATTTACAACAAGGTAAGTTAGATGCAATAGGTGGGCAAGAAAATATTTTAAAGTTACAAGGGAAAAGCGAAAAGGATATTTTAAAATTAAAAATTGCTCAAACCGATGAGGTTATAAAAGCAACTGAAAACCAAATTGCACAAAATGATATAACTGCAAAAGCACAAATAGCAGCCTCGCAACGTAATAGAGATATATTAGCTGGAATAATTAAATTTATACAAACACCTTTAACTTTATTATTAGAAGGTGTCGATATGGTCGGGAAGGCATTAGGGCAAAACTTTGGACTTGCTCAAGGCTTTAGTGATTTGGTAGATAAAGGAGCGAGTTTAATATTTGACCCTGAAGCGGAAAAAAAGAAAGCAGAAGAAACACGAAAAGAAAGTTTAAAAGGTTTAGAAAAATTAAAAAACGATAGAGCAGGTTTACAACTATCTATTAAAAATATTGATGAACAAGCAGCTAAAGATGCAGCAGCTAAACAAAAGGAAAAAAACGATAAAGAACTTGAAGCAGCAAAAGCACAAAAAGAAGCTTTAAAAAATATTGAACAAAATGCTTTAAAAGATATTGAAAACTTAAAAGCTAAAACAGAAGTTGAAAAAGTAGCACTTCAAAAGCAAAGGGATTTAGCAGAATTAGATGCTTTAAAATTAACTGAAGAAGAAAAAGCAAAAGCACGTTTAGCAATATTAGAAAAATATAAAATTTTAGAAGGAGAAGCTAAAGTAAAAGATGCTGAAACAAAAAAGAAAGAAGATGATGAAAAATTAGCAAAAGACCAAGAAGCTAAAATAAAAGAGCTTGAACTTAAAAAGGAATTTGATAAGCTAACTTTTGATGAACAAAGAAATATATTAACAGAAAAAGAAAACGCTTTACTTAATGATGAAACTTTAACAGAAGAACAAAGAACAACTTTAAAACAACAATACGCAGATGCAAGAATTAAAATTGACGAATTAGAAGCACAAGCTAAAGAAAAAATGGTAGCTGCTATAGGTCAAACACTTGCAACCGCATCTGAACTATTAGGAAAAAACACAGTAGCAGGTAAAGCTATGGCTATTGCAGCGACAACAGTTGACACCTTACAATCTTCAATGAGTGCTTATAAAGGAATGGTTGCGGCTATTCCTGGACCTGCGGGTATAGTTGCGGGTGGAGTTGCTGCTGCGGGTGCAATTGCTACAGGTTTGGCAACTGTTAAAAAGATAGTATCTGTTAAAGTTCCAAGTGGCGGTGGTGGTGGCGGTTCTGCTCCTTCAGTTTCTGCTGCAGGTGGTGGCGGTGGCGGTGCTGCTCCTGCTCCGAGTTTCAACGTAGTAGGTAATAGCGGAGTAAATCAAATTGCACAAACTTTAGGAAATCAGCAACCTGTTCAAGCGTATGTAGTAGCAAACAATGTAACGACACAACAAAGTTTAGATAGGAACATAGTAAGTAACGCAAGTTTAGGTTAATACCTTATAGGATATAATGTAAACAAATTTAATTAAAATATACCTTATAGGGTACAAACAAAAAAGCCACTCCGAAAGGGTGGCTTTAATGATGATTAACTTTAAAAATTTGACCTTATGACAAAATCCTCAATGCAAATATAGTAAATTATTTAATATCTTAAATTTATTTTTTCTCTTCTTCTATAATTATAAATTTCTTCAATTAAAACTTTATATTGTGTTATACTTGTGCAATCTTGTAAAGCTGTAGGTTGTGTTTTTAGTTTAGATAAAAATTCAGTAAACTCAAATCTTTCATTATTAAACATAGAATACATCGCTAAAACAAAACTTCTTCTTAAAAATCCTTCATAATATGGTTCAATCATTAATAATTTTTCAGCTATTTTTTTTGCTTTTTCTAAATCTATAACTTTAAAATTACCTGTTTTAAATTGAAGTGAAATATTATTTTTTTCTGTTCCATTACTATACTGACCAGATAAAAGTAACATAGCTATTTGATTTTGAAATCCATAATCTTTTACAAAATCTCTATAAATTAAATAATCTTTCAAACCTAAATCACAATATCCATCTAAATAATCTTGTGTTTGCCAATTTTTCATATTAGCATTTAAAATTTGAACTTCATTAAGTCCATAGTTTTTTTGAATAATGTAATTAATTGGAAGTTTTAACTCTTGACAAATAATAAAACGATGTTGACCATCAATAATTTCAAATTTATCATTAACCATTATAATAGTGGTTAAATAATTTTTTTTTATACTTTCTTTTAGTCTTGCAATGTGTAAATGATTAACATCTCTGTTACCATTTAAAAACTTAAATAAAGAATAATCTTTTGTAGTGTGTACTTGAATCTCATTCATTGGTACATTTTTAGTTTGAAACATAATAAATAGTTTAAAAAAATCCCCAACACTCGCTACAAATGTCAGGGATTAAATATCTTATTGTTGTAGCGAAGTACAAATATAAAACAAATTTTCAATTATAGTGTTTTAATTTAAAAAAGATATGAATTTAATCGAATTAATTATAGACGATAAAGACGAGTTGAGCGGAGTTGATGCAATTTCAGTTGTTGAAAGTCCTGCAATCGAATCCAATTTCGTAGCGTTAAAGTCCGAAGAAATTAAACTCGCACAAGTAGATAGCGAAAAACGTATTTTAATGGGTGCGGTTTTAATTCCCGAAAAACCTATCTATCGTAAAAATGGAGAAGACGAATATTATATCTACTTTTCAAAAGATACCGTAAACAAAGCAAGTCAATTATTCTTTAAAAATGGCAATCAAAACAATTGGACTTTAGAACACAACAAAGAAATTAAAGGATTGACTGTTGTTGAAAGTTGGATTGTAGAAGATACGCAAAAAGATAAATCAGCAATTTACAATTTATCAGTTCCTGTTGGATCGTGGATGGCTTCAGTAAAAGTTGAAGATGATACTATTTGGAATGACTACGTTAAAACAGGGAAAGTAAAAGGTTTTTCTTTAGAGGGTTACTTTGCTGACAGGTTAGAAGAAAAGAAACAACTATCTAAACAACCAAATGTTATCGAACAAATAAAAAAAATAATAAATAAATATGAAAACAAAAAGTAAAACAAGTCCAAAAGGTGGAAAGCGTGGTTGTCTATGTGATGACGATACTTATAGTAAAGAATGTTGCAATGGAGATTTGCAAAATCAAGGAATTGGCAAAACTACAGGAGTAGATAACGTAACCATTACAGAAAATAATGGAGTAAGAGTAATAACAAGAATAAACGGATAAAAAATGACACCACAAGAAAAAAACGTATTTGGAAAATTATTCCCTAAAACGGAATTAGGAACGCACAAAGTAGATTTGGCTTTATCTGACGATGTTAGAGAAGCTGAAAATAATTTAAAAACAGCTTTATTATCTTTTGGACAAATGAAACAAGATTTTGAGAAAGCAAGAACTAATTTTAAAAAAGAAGCTGACAAAGCGTATAATGTTGCTTTAAAATATAATGCCACTGCAAATGATTTAGGTTTAAAAGCAATGGATAACCCAAGTTTTAAAGCTATTAATGCTTATTTAGATTCTGACTTGTATAGAAGTGTAGATAAGTAAAAATACAACAACATTAATCAATTAGTGTTTTAATTTAAAATAATATTAATATGTCAAACGTACTAACAGAAATCAAAAGGCTTTTAGGGATGGAAATCCAATTAGAGCAAATGACTTTAGACAATGGTACTGTTATCGAAGCGGAAGTATTCGAAGCAGGTCAAGCAGTGTTTATTGTTAATGGTGAAGATAGAGTTGCCTTGCCAGTAGGTGAGTATATTCTTGATAACGGAATGATTTTAATAGTTGCAGTTGAAGGTGAAATTGCTGAAATCAAAGAAGCTACACCTACGCAAGAGGAAGCTCCTGAAGTAGAAGTAGAAGTTGAACAAGCTGCTGAACCTACTGCACCTAAAAAAGTAATCGAGTCAACTGTTAAAGAATCACATTTTTCAAAAGAAGATGTAGATGCTTTAAAGTCTGAAATCGAAGCATTGAAAACAGAATTAGCATCAATTAAAGAAGTTAAAGAAGTAGAATTATCTGCTCAACCTTTAACGCATAACCCTGATGCAAGACCAAACGTTGAAAAAATCTTATACTCACAAAATAGAGTATTGACAACTTTCGACAAAGTAATGAGTAAAATTGCTAACTAAATAAATTAATAAAAAAAAATGCCAACAACAACAAGTATTACCACAACTTATGCAGGTGAGTTTTCAAAGAAATACATATCTGCTGCATTATTATCAGCTCCTACTATCGACAATGGTGGGATTGAAGTAATGCCAAACGTAAAGTACAAATCAGTTATCCAACGTTTAGCAACGGATGGAATCGTTAAAAATGCGACTTGTGCTTTCGACCCAACTTCTACAGTTACTTTAACTGAAAGAGTAATTACACCTGAGGAATTTCAAGTAAATTTAGAATTATGTAAAAAAGAGTTTTCAAGTACATGGCAATCTATTGAAATGGGAATGTCTGCTTTTGGAGAATTACCAAAATCATTTGCTGATTATTTAATCGGACACGTTTCAGCTAAAGTTGCTGAATCAATGGAAATTTCAATCTGGAGAGGTGCTAACGCTACTGCAGGGCAATTTGATGGATTTGTGCCTTTAGCAACTGCTGATGCAACTGTAGTTGACGTAGTAGGTACAACTGTAACCGCTTCAAACGTTATCGCTGAATTAGGAAAAGTTGTTGATGCTATTCCTGCTGCACTTTACGGAAAAGAAGATTTATACATCTACGTTTCTCAAAATGTTGCAAGAGCTTATGTTCGTGCTTTAGGTGGATTCGGAGCTTCAGGATTAGGAGCAAACGGAACAAACGCACAAGGAACACAATGGTTCAACAATGGTTCATTATCTTTTGATGGTGTTAAAATCTTTGTTGCTAACGGATTAGCAAACAACTATATGATGGCTGCTCAAAAATCAAATTTATATTTTGGTACAGGTTTACTAAATGATATGAATGAGGTAAGATTAATTGACCAAGCAGAAGTAACAGGAGCGCAAACTGTAAATGTAATTATGAGATTTACTGCAGGTGTTCAATATGGTATCGGTTCTGAAATCGTATTATATACTCCAGCATAATTTTAATTTAATATTAACTAAAAAAGGTGGTGCAATAAACACCGCCTTTTTTTATAAAACAAATATATACTATGGCTTGTGATTTAAGTTCAGGAAGATTAGAAGTATGTAAAGATTCAGTAGGTGGCTTAAAAGCGGTTTATTTCGTGAATTATGGCGATGCTACAGGATACACATACGACGGAACAAATACAGATGTAATTGATGCGGTTGCAGGTACTCCATCTGCATACAAATATGAGTTAAAAGGTGCAAGTACCTTTACTCAAAACGTGAATAGTTCACGTGAAAATGGAACTACTTTTTGGGAGCAAGTTTTAGAATTGACTTTCAAAAAATTAACTGTTAAAGACCATAAAGAATTAAAACTTATGGCTTATGGACGTCCTCAAGTTATCGTAGAAGATAACAACGGAAATTTCTTTTATGCAGGTTTAAAAAATGGAATGGATGTAACGGGTGGTACTATTGTAACAGGTGGAGCAATGGGTGATTTAAGTGGATATACTTTAACTTTAACAGGTCAAGAAAAAGAGCCTGCTAACTTTATAGGTGATACTTTAACTGCTGCAGGTTTCACAGTTGTTGTTGGTTCTTAATTAACAACATAATAAAATAAAAAAGCGTATCTTAATCGGTACGCTTTTTTTTATTCCAAAAACAAAAAAAAGGAAAATGTGTTTTAATATAAATAACTATTATGATTATTTTAAGAGAGCAAGAAACCGCACAAACATTAAACGCTATTATATACGGAAGTGATGCCGATACTATTATTTTGCGAGATGAGGAAACAAATATTGAAACTGAAATTGAATGCGTATTTTCTATTTATAAATACTACGCAACTACTTCGGTTATTTTACCTATAAAAGAAAATAAATATTATACTTTGACTATAAAAGATGGTACTAATATAGTTTATAGAGATAAAATTTTCTGCACTAATCAAAATTTAGAAACGTATAGCATAAACAAAGATGCTTACGTGCAACATACAACAACAAACGAATATAAAATATATGAGTAATATACACATTTTAAATTTAAGCGCTTATACAAGTCCGCAAATAAACGAAAGTAAAAAAGGCGAATATGTTGAGTATGGTGCTGATAATAATTACTTCCAATTTCTAATTGATAGATATTTATATAGTACTACAAATAACGCTATTATAAGCGGTTGTAGTAATATGATTTACGGAAAAGGTATAAGTGCTTTAGATGGAAATAAAAAGCCTGATGAGTACGCTAAAATGCTTTCTTTAATTAAACCAAATGCATTACGAAAAGTAGCACTTGAGAGAAAACTTTTAGGAATGGCTGCAATGCAAATAGGGTACGATAAAGGACAAGTTTCTTTTATTGAACACTTCCCTATGCATACTTTAAGAGCGGAAAAATGTAATGATAAAGGCGAGATTGAAGCGTGGTATTATCACCCTGATTGGGCAAATAAAAAACCGAGTGAAGAGGTAAAAAGAATACCTGCGTTTGGTTTTGGTAATAAAAAAGACGTTGAAATTTACGTTGTTAAACCTTATTTAACAGGGTTTCATTATTATACTCCTGTAGAGTATTCAGGTTGTTTAACCTATGCTTTAATGGAAGAAGAAATTGCTGACTATTTAATAAACGATATTAGAGGTGGTTTTAGTGGTACTAAAATTATAAACTTTAATAATAATATTCCATCTGAAGAAAAAAGAGAGCAAATTGCAAACGATGTTAAGCAAA